CCACACCGGAAGCCAAGAAGGCATCACGCTGGGTGGTTTGCTCGATGACATAAGGAGTAAATACCTCGGGGACGATGATGTCAGAGCGAAGAGTCGCCATGACTAAAATCCTCAAAAGGGTTTACAAGGTGGGCGTAACCCGATATGGCTTAGCGTAGCCTCGCCTTGTTTTTATGTTAACGCCCTGCCGCAGCTTTCATCCGATCGTACAAATCACGATCTGTTCTAAACAAACGGGACTGCTCGGTCAGGTTGAATGACTCAGCAGCGAAGGGATTCTTTGTTCCTGCTGGGATTTCATTGCCACCGCTGCGACCGACAGGAGCGCCACCGCCTTGAGGCTTTGGAGCTTTTTGCATCCATGCAGGCAAACTGTTTTTGGCCCAATCCACAACAGGCGTGCGCTCATAACCATCGACGACAACCACAGTGCCATCGGCCTCACGCTGGATCTTGTCGGCTGAAAGCTTGGTCTTCAGCACCAAGTCGGGATCGTGAACAATATCCGCCAGAGCAGAGACTGCGGGGCTGATCAGTTCAAGCTCTCGAACTTTCGCTTCAAGCTCTTTAATGCGCTCATCCTTCTGCGCCGACGCCTCACGGTACTGCTGCTCCAGAGCCTGTCGTGCTTCGGTGTAGTTGCCCTCTGCCTCCAGCTTTGATTGCTCGGCTTGCCGCTTGAACTCCAAGAGTTCTTCCACATCCACACCATCAGGCACCGCCTTTGCTTTCTTGAGCTTGCTGATTAGCTCGTAGTTCTTACGCTCAAGGGCTTCAATGCTGGTCTTAAGCGCTTGTGTCTCTGCATCGCTGGCAACGTCAGGTGCCGCAAGTTCTTGTGTTTGCTCTTCAGCCATTGTTAACCAAACTGGTTAATTTGCTCTCATACTATAACTATGTCTACCACTTTTCCTTGGCTGCCCAATAAGCTGCCGACATCTTCCCTTTGGAAATGTTTTTGGCATGACGCGCCATAAATGACGCTCTACGCGCTTTGGCTGCCTTGGATTCGCCCTCGCGCCGTGGTGACCCTGATACACCTTGTTGACCAAAGCGAATCAGCTTGATTTTGTCGCCTTCTTTAGCGAGTACCGCATGAGACTTGTTCGGATGCTTTGGCGTCCGCTTGGGCTTGTTATAACCCTCAAACGTCTCACCTCGATACTCAATGCTCATTTGCGCTTAGGAGCTGCTTTTACCTCAGACCGTTTTTTAAGGACAGCGTTGCCGGTTGATTCGGACTTGATCCGCACGATCGGATCATCATCGGAGCCAACACGAGTAACAGTTCCGCCTGATGGACCTTTAATGCTGGCACGCTTGCCGCCAATGCTTGTGATTACGCCAAAAGTGCGTTTGCCTTGATAGGTCCAGCTAACACGATCACCGCGTTTCACTTCTTCTTGCCTCCCTTTTTGGTTGCTGGCTTTTGAGGCTTTTTGGGGCCTGAATAGCGTGGCATGACCAAACAGCAGATGCCCTTAGTTTAACCGCGCTTGCGGGTTGGCTTGCGTTTACGAGTGATGCCTGCTTCAGCATAAGCAATGGCTGCGGCCTGCTGTCTGCTATAGCCTTCTTTGATTAGCTTGCGGATGTTCTGTGAAATTGTGAGTTGCGATTTACCTTTCTTTAGTGGCACCGTACCGACTTCGCAACTGCTTCAATGTTAGTTCTGAACCATCCTCACGAACGAGCTTTGCCATGGCGTTACGTGCGCCATGCTTACGGGCCAACATCCTGAAGTATGGCGCTTTGCTCCCTAGCGCTTCACGCTGTCTAGTGTCCCCACCTTCCAATAGCCATTCCCCATAATTCGTCCCTGAATCAACCATGCCGCCTTTGGCCGCACGCTTGCCAGGCCGCGGCGGTTCAAACCCCAAGCCTTCATAATCAATCTCTGGCACGATGGTTGACCTGCAACCAAAATGCTGCGGCGGCTTTGGCCCTTTGCCATACTCGAAGGTCTTGCCGTCTAACGCTCGACAGATTGCCGTTGTTCTACTGTCAAGGGTTGCGACATATTTATACTTGCGCGTGATGTCTAAGTTTGACTCGTAAACACGATTTGCCGCCTCGTTTGCCACTTGATTGACACTGGTACGAACAAGGCTGACGATTTGATGGTCCGCGAATTTAGTTAGCTCTCCGCCAGCAAGCTGCAGTTGCTTGACTGTTTTTGCTGTCTCGCCAAATTCCAAGCTACCGCGCAACCTACGAGCTAAATCTGCTGTTGGCTCACCCGTCAGCAATCCTTGCCGCACAACTTGACTGAATCGCTCGGCAGAAGTCTCCGCCAGCCCTCGAAACGCTTTGGTTACCACTTGACCGTTAGGCAGCGTAATCGTTGCACCTTGCCGCGCTGTCAGGCTGAATGTTGCAGGAGCGCCGGTTGCTGCTGCGCCTTCAACTGCAGCGAACAGGTCATCCGACAATGCAACCACGTTGACTTGAGTCGGGTCGGTAACGACAACCGACTGTGCAAACTGCGGGCTGATTTCAACGTTGCGGACTAGATCACGACCACCGGCAGGCAAAGCCTTGCGTAATTGATCCTCTACAAACTCTGATTGCAGCTCAGCCAAACCCTGAAGCTCTAAGGCGGTGATCTCTGTCGCATCACCAGCCCATGTCGCTAGCGATTCTTTCAACTGCGCCAAAATCGCACGCAACCTAGCAGCCTTTACAGGCGCTCTTAACTCGTCAATTGTTTGCAGCTGATTAACCGAATCAATGATGATGTCGTTGTACTGGTTGATAATACGTCGCGCCACGCTGTTGCTGTACCTATTAAGGTCAATCGCGTTGCGAAAGATTGTTGAGAGGTTTGGGGGGAGTGTCATGCTACCTCCTGAATACCCAACACCTCAGAGTTAAGCGAAGTCTTGATGGTAACGCTTGCCCCAGCATCTAACGCTTCATTTAGCACTACCGCAAAATCTGAATAAAGCTCATCCTCTTTGATTAGGCATACTTCATCAACTCGATTTGCCTTCCCGTCTCGATACCAAGTCAACCGAACGATTGCAAAAATCTCTTCCGGCAGTTCTTGGTTGTAAACATAAACAAGCCGATGCTTTGGCGGTTCTTGCTGCTGCGGCTCATCCTTTGGCCTGCCCATGAATCGATCCAGCCACGAACCAATCATAAGGAGAAACGCTAGAACCAAAAAGCTTGTCATGCTCCTGGCTGCGGTTCTGATTGCTGCATCTCGATCAAGCCACCATTTTGAGTAGCCTCAAGCTCCTCCTCAATGTCAAAATCATCGCCCAGCACTTCGCCTTCATGCAGCTGAGTGAGCAGAGTCTCTTGGGTGATGGTGCCAGCGGTGTAAAGCTGCAGGAGTGCTTGGATTTCTTGCGGCTCCAATCTTGTGCCAAGGAAATCACGATTGACCAAGCAGCTACCAGCTTGAGACTCACCTAAGAATTGTGCGTGAAACTGCAGGCAGTTGTCGATGGCGTCTTGCATGTTCTGCGCGATCACCATCATGGTGCTGTCGCCTTGGCTGCGGTCGATGCGCTTAGCTTCAGCAGTCTCAGCGGATAGCTTTTGACCCAAGACAGCGGACAGGCCCAGTTCGTTGATCTGCGATGCGATCTGCTCCAAACGCTTGAATTGTGCCTCATATGATTTGCCGTCTGGCTCGATGTACTCTGCTCGACCTTCGGCAGGGAAGGCTAAAGCCTCGCCAGGACCAGCAGACACCTCCTCAGCAGATGACGGGAAACCAAAGAATGCCAGCATTGGCACGGCACTGATATGAAGCTGATTGTCCAAGTCGGACTGGACTTGATACGCCTTGAGGTTGAGTTCAGCAATATCCTCCAGCGGTGGCCTTGACTCCATCGTGTTGTATCGATTGGAGAAGGCGACAGAGAATGGGATCCGGTCAAGGCTGGTGGTGCCTTCATCGATAATTCGGAAGTCGCCCTTCTTATCGCGGCGGTGGATCTGATACTCGCCAGGCTTCAGGACGCGAACCTGTTCAACCTGCTCTTCGCCGTACTCGCTGTCTTCTGTTGGCACAGTGACAGACTCAAGCAAACGGAGCTGAGTGAGCTGCGTGCTGCCGTCAATGATTTCAGTGCGAAAGCCTAGGATTTCGCGTGGTGTGTAGCTGACCCAGTATGGGCGACCACCATCAGAAGGTGCATCGACAAGGATGCCGACGTGCCCGTAGCGGATCATTTTACGAGCAGTCTCAAAAGTCCAAGTGTTTAGGTCGTTGCCTTGAAGGTCAACGTCAAACAATTGTTCGCGGATGGTGTCAGTAACGTCGTTGAGCCTGACGGGCTTGCGGGTTAACATCCCTGCCAACATCCGTTCAAGGCGCTGATAGTACGGCGGGCAAACGCTACGAGCTAGGCGGTTGTCATAGCTGTCGTCTAATTCGCGTGGCTCTTGCGGCAGGTAACGGCGGTGCTTACGCCGCATCCCGTAGGTGCCTGAGATCAAGTCTTCGATCAGCACCCAGTGCGGCTCTTGTGCATACCAAGCCAAGTTTGGGTCGTTGACTTTGGTGACAGCACGCTGAGCCTGCGGGCGATCGTAGAAGTTATATCCGGTGTACATCAGCCGCCCTGAATTGCGATGTCCCTATCTTAGGACTTGATCCTTGACGATTTTGACTTTGCCATCAGCATCAATTTTGATGACTTGATGCTTGCGTAGTTCGCCGTGCTTTGACTTGACCCGTCTGCCTACTGCAGTAACTTCAGGCTTCTTCATCTTCTTCGGGAAATAGCAGATCGTTGAGCAGCTCAGCTTTTGCAATCTCAAGTGCGCCAAGCACTTCAGCAATGGTCAGCTCTTCTTGTGCAGCGATCAAATCGCCAAGATCAGCGAGAAATTTTTCCATTTGTATGGGGTGGTCACGCTTACAGCCTAACGACTGCGGCGAGGCTTGCGTTTTGCAGTTTTTGGTTTGGTTACTTTAACCATAGAAAGACCAGTTCCCTTTGCTTGAGATAAACGATCGGCACGAGTAGTCAATTGATTGCTTTGTGCCCGTGGTGTGCGTGCAAGCCTAGCTTGATTACGGATAATCTGTCTTGCTTTTGATGGAGTTGCTGTATAAATATCTTTTGCGGTATCAGCCCTAAGCTGCCGTCGAACTTGTTGAGATGTAAGCCGACGTTGACCGGGTTTCATCGGTTGATTTTTCAATCGTTGGATATTTGCTTCTGCCCTAACAAGTCTCCTTTGCTGTGGTGTGGTTTGAGCCCTAGCTGCTTGCCGTGCTGCTTTGCGTTCAGCATTTTTGGCCATAAGACGTTGACTGGCTGCTTTCCGTTCGCGTTTAGCCTTAATTGAGTTGTCGCGTCCAGGTAGCTTGCCGGTCTTGAGATAAGCATCTGCACGCTTTAACGTATTAGCTCTCTTAATTGCACGATTGTATGTGCTTGGATTAGGTAAGTTTCCATAGCGAGTCATTTGCCTTAAGCCTGCTTCATTCGCTGCGTTTTTGCGCTTGACACGACTGGCCACTTGCGCTGGTGAATTGCCTTTAGTCCGCGGCTTGGCAACGGTTGAACTAACGCGACTGGCCTTCATCGTTTTAGGCCCTGCAGATTTTGCAGGAATTACAGAGCT